CACCGTCGGGACGCCGGTGTAGCCGGTCCCAGGATTGGTGATAGCAACGCCGATCACCGAGCCGCTATCCACAATGGCCGTTGCCGTGGCGCCGCTGCCGCCGCCGCCCGTCAGGGTCACGGTGGGCGCGCTGGTGTAGCCGGTGCCGCCGCTGGTGACGTTGATGGCGCTGATCGAGCCGCCCGGGGCCAGCGTGGGGGCGATGTCCACACCGTCCGACCAGCCGATAGCCCACTGGATCAGCTCATCCGAGGCCGCCTCCCCCAGCTCCCACATCAGGTAGTGGCTCTCGTTGCGCGGGTCGGCGTTGATCGTGACCGAGGCCTGGCCGGGCGTGCGCAGGCCCTTCTTGTAGGTGCGGCTGCTCGTCTCGGACAGGCAGGTGTCTTCGATCTGGTCCGCGGGGTTGGCGCCCGGGTTGAAGTTGGTGATGCACTCGATCTCGCGGATCTGGCCGTTGATCAGGCCGTAAAGCTGGGTGCCTTGCGTCAGCATGCTCATGAATGTCTCCCTGCGGGCATAGAAAAACCCCGCAGTGCGGGGTGTGGGTGGGTGAAACGGACGAACGTCTTCAGCGCGGCACGAGCCAGTCCACGTCAAACGAGTAGCGGTACAGCTTGGTTTCGGGGTCTTTCACCTGGTCACCCCAGCGGGTGACATAGGCCCTGCCCTCGATCGCGTCGCGGATCGCCTCCGCGGCCGGCAGCAGCGAGACGGGGTCGTCGCTGTAGACGTCGATCTGCAGCGAGTACCCGTCCACGTCAGGGCGGTCGCGGAGGTACTGGGCCGGCTCTCCGCCGATGGTCTGCCAGACGACGTAGGGTCGTGCCGGCGGCTTCTCGACCAGTCCAAAGGGATAAACCCGTGTGGGGTTGGCGCCGAACAGAGCCAACACCGTCGCGCTGGCGGTGCAGGCCTGGAAGATGGGGGCGATCACTTCTTTGCTCCCTTCGCCTGCTTGGCAAGTGCGCGGTCGAGCGCGCGGTTGAACTCAAGCGCGAAGGTGTCCACCGCCTTCTGCCCGGCCTGCTCGGCCACCGGCCGCAGGAACGGCCGAGCCGCCACCTTGGCCGTGCCCAGCTCGACGTGGCGCCAGTACCAGGTGTCGCCACCGGGATTGCTCGAGCTTCCATCCGTGGCATACGTCTGTCCCGTGCGCCGCTTCCGGCGATTCTCGCGGGTTCTGCCGTACTGCTTTGCACCGCCGAGCACCCCCAATTGGAACGCCAGCTGCCCGTCTCGCTTGAACGCCCTGCCGTCCCAGCGCAGATCGATGTTCTTCCAGATCGCCTCGCCGGTCTCGTAGTCGTCCAACCGGCGAGCGTTGCTCTGCGCCTGAGCACGCAGGACGGCGGTCGCCTTCCGCAACGCGGCGCGCCCACCCTTCGCATTGGCCTCGTTCTTCAGCTGGGCCATCTTCGCCTTCACGCCGTCCAGGCCGCTGACGTCGAACCGGATGTTGTCAGCCATCGTTGACGCCCTCGCTGCACGGCAGCGTCATGTATTCCAGCCCGCTGACCGGATCGGCCAGCACGCCGTGCACGTTGCAGATCTGACGCCGGTGGATGACGCGGCTCTTGTCAGTGACCCCGCCACGGTGCCGGATGGTGATGCGAACGGTCACCTCGCTGTCGATGGCCTGGGCGGCCACGAACTCGCGGACGGACGCCGGCACGACTTCGGCGAACACCGTGGCCAGATCGATCCACGTCGTGATGGATGCGCCGGATCTAGGATCCTGGCTCTCCACGGGGTTCTGTATCAGGACCCGGTGGCGGAGGCGGCCGGCGGCGATCACCGCGGCTTCCCGCTCATGTAGGTGCCGGCCTCCGGATCAGCCTCCACGTCCTCACTCTGGCAAACGTAGTCCATCAGCCGGTTGGTCGCCTCCGCGTTCTCCGCCAGCGCTTGCGCCAGCGCCATCATCGCTTCCGCCTGCGCCATCTGTGCTGCGGCCGACGCCTTCAGCGCGTCCGACAGCTCGTTTTGCTCGTTCATGGGCAATTCCCATCCATTTCAACAGCCAGGCCCTGCGCTGCAGACAACCTTGGCAGGCCACGTCAAACCCCGAGCCCGACCCGGTAGGGCCAGAGCAGGCTGTGGGTGCCTTCCTTCATCTCCGACACGATGGTGCCGATGACAACGTTCTCGCGGTTCGCGTACAGATGCCCGAGGGTGAGCAGCACCGCTGCCCGGATCGCGTCATTGGCGACAATCGGGTCGCAGCCCGCGGTGCCGTTTAGCACCGCGGCGGCCAGCGCATCCTCGTCCTCATAGACGCGACGATTCAAGAAGTCCTGGGCGGCGTCTTCAGCGGCGCCGCCGTACAGGGTCAGCATCTGGTCGTCGTCGCTATCGACCCGGCAGTGCTGCCGGGCCTCTTCGATGGTTATCAGGCGCATCGCTCAGGCCTGGGCCTGCGTTGCGGCCTTGATGGCGGCTTCAAGCGCTTCAACCACCGTGGCACGAGCTTTGTCGCCCTTGGCAGTTTCCGCCTTCAACGCTGCGCCAAGCAGAGCGAGGTCTGTCACCGCTGCAATCGCCGCGATGGCGTCGGCAGCCTTCTGGCGGACCAGCTGAATGCCATCGTTGGTCTCGCTAGCCGCCGCCGCGGGGCCGCCGCCGGCAGGGGCGGCCTGCCCAGCCAGCTTCACGAGGCCGCGCTTGGCCAGCAAGTCTGCGTGCTGGGCGGATACGTCGAACTGCGCGCCGCGGCTGCGGCTTCCGTGGTGTTCGAACGAGGTGAGTGCAATGACCTTGGCCATTATTCGGTTCCTTCGTCAGGGGAAGCGCCCGGGGGCTACCGGGCGCTTCAGGGGATCAGCCGCCGGCGCCCGCGCCATCGGTGACCGGCAGGCCGTCGAAGCCGCCCTTCACGAAGGCCTCCGGGCGGAAGACAGTCAGGCCCACGTCCTCTTCGCAAAGGATGGTGACCATGTTCTTGACGAAGTTGTCGCGGTCCTGGTTGGAGACGGTGATGTTCGCCTGCTCGCGGTCCCAGCCCTGGGCGCCCATCTTGAAGGCACCGGTCAGGAAGTCGCCCAGATCCATGGCCTTGGTGGCCACGACCGGACGTGCCCACAGGCCGGGAACGGCAAGGCCACGCGGCGTGGCGAAGAGGTAGGCGTTCTCGGTGGTCTTCGACAGCTCGATGGTGGTCCAGTCGATCGGGTTCAGCACGATGCCGTCGGCCTCGTACTCGGCCAGGGTGACTTGCAGCATGGCAATGCGCAGACGGTCGATTGCCGTCTCGTTCTGCACCACCACACCCGGGTTCGCGTAGGTCGTCGCCTGGGTGTACAGGCCGTTGATATTCAGGCCAACGCCCGAGCCCTTCAACAGCTGGGCTTCTTCCTTCAGCTTCAGGCCGTACATCAGGCGGCCGTTGATGTAGGCCTGCAGCATGCCGGCGTCGCGCAGGACCTGCTTGGAGGCGCGAATCCAGTGGGCAATGGTGGCGACCTTCGCCGAGTCCAGTTCGAACGCCAGATCGGACTCGGGCTTCGGGTTGGTCGGGTTCTCAGCGACGACGTCGGCGTTGTTGGTGAAGCCGGTCTCACGCACGTACTCGATGCTGTCCGAGGTCGTGGTGCCCCAGCTGAGCAGGTCGCGCAGGAAGAGGCGCTGGTTCGGCGTGGCCACCACGCCCGGCACCCGCTGCGGCTCAATCAGAGTGCCTGCCGAAGCATCCTCGCGGGTGATCGCGGCCTTGACCGTGAAGCTGCCCTGCATGCCCGGGTTGAAGCTCTTGCACACGTCGGAGGTCGCCACGACCTCGCCGATGGTGCGGGCCTTGGCGGGAACCCCGCCGCCCTGCTCGAGCTTGGCGATCACCTGCTGGGCTGCCTGCAGGTTGGCCTGCAGCTCGCCCTGGGCGACCAGCAGCTGGTCGACCTTGCCCTTGGTTTCTTCGGACAGCTGTGCATGCGCGCTGATGTCGGCTTTGGCCTGCTCCGCGTGCTTCTTCAGCTGTTCATTCACCTGCCCGAGGCTGGCGTTGATGTTCTTGATGTCGTCGTCGATCTGGGCCATTGAGGCTCTCCTTACAGGATGGTGGTGAGGTTCGCGGCCAGCGCCGCGGTGGTCGTGAAGCCGGCAGCGTCACGCTGGCCGTGTTCGGTGGGCTCGCCCTCACCGCTGCCAGCGGGATCGCCCGCGCTGGACTTGAATTGGCTGATCAGACGCATTGCTTCGGACTTGGGCATGCCGGATGCCCGAAGCGCTGCCTCCATCCGACGAACCGCTGACGCACTCTTTCCGTCATCGGTCTTGCTGATCTCATCGGAGTCGAGAAGCGAATCAGCGAAGCCTTGCGATACCGCGGCGCTGCCGCCGATGTAGGACTCTCGGTCCATCAGCTTCTGCATCGCCTTGACGTCTTCACCGGTCCGAGCTGCGTAGACGTCGGCCATCGCCTGGTCGAACGGCTCCAGCTGGTCCGCGATCTCACGCAGCTCGTGTCGGTTTCCCGCTGCGAGCAACCAGCAGTTGTGGATCATCAGGAAACCGGCGCGCGCCACCTGCACCTGGTCACCCGCCATCGCGATGATGGACGCCGCAGAGGCCGCGATCCCCATTACCTTGACCGTCACTTCGCCGGGGTGCTCGCGCAGCATTGAGTACATGGCTAGGCCTTCGAACATGTCGCCACCGGGCGAGTTGATCGCCACAGTCACCGGCCCTTTGCCGAGCGACCGCAGAGCGGCTGACATGCGTTTGGCGGTGAAGCCACCACCCGTCCACCAATCCTCTCCGATGACGTCGTAGATGCCGATCGTTCGGTCCTCTTCGTTTTCGGCAGCGGCACGAATGCTCGAATCCCAACGATCGAAGGCAGCCGGCGCGATATAGCTGCGCACGTCCATATGCGGCCGTCCGCTGGGGACGCCCGGGGTTGCACGGATGGTCATCTCTTATTCCTTGCTGGTGGCGTCAGGCACGCCGAGGAAGGCGCGTAGGGACGCGCGGGCTGCATTGCCGTCTTCGGCCTGGCCAAGCTTGTCCAGCGGCGCCAACGCCGTCTGGACCGTCAGTACAGCTGCGTTACCGCCCATGGGCTCCCGGTCTTCCAGCTCGCGGACTTCGTCACGCGTCAGGATGCCGTTATTGACCATCGCGGCGTAGAAGGAAGCGCGGCCGGCGCTATCGGCACGGAGCAGCCCTTCCACCGCAAACTTCGGGTAGTACCTCAGCCGCTCCGCCGGGGTCAGAAGATCCTTGCTGATCGCCTGCTCGATTCGGCGAAGCCACGGCCCCAGGGTGAAGGTCAGAAAGCCAATCATCTGCTGCTCGATCCCCGTCCCCCAACTGGTGGACTTCTCGCTGTGACCCACCATGAAGGGCGGTACGCGGAACCAGCGGCAGATTTCCTCGACCGAGAAGGCGCGAGATTCGAGCAGCTGAGCATCCGATGGGTTGATGCCGATCGTCTTGATTTCTGAGCCGGCCTCGAGGATGACCGGACGGCCGGCATTAACCGCTCCGCTCAGTGCCTCCAGCGTCTGGCGAGCATCGTTGCGCTGATCAGGCTTCAGCGTGCTCGGGTAGGTGATTGCCGTGGTCGGCAGCAAGCCCTTGGAGAACGTCGAACTGGCAGCCATGTCGGCACCGATCGCCGCGCCGAACACCTCCGCACCGTAGCCAATGACGGAGACGCCTTCCTTTCCATCGAGAGAGAAGCCAGGGATGCTCCAGACTCTGTCGTTGGAGATCTCGCGCTGGGTGCCGTTCTCGTCGGTGTATCGCCACACCTTGACGCCGTCGCGGCGGAACGAGGTAAGCCTGTCCGGGTGCAGGAACTGCAGTCCGATCACCTTGCCGCCGATCATCAGCTTTTCGCAGCGAGCGTTCCCGCGCAGAAGCATCGCCGCCACGCTCGCCTCCCAGTGGACCGCCGCAGTGGTGTCCGCATTGGGTTGGTCGTGGAGGATGAACTGCAGCGGATGATGGCTCGCCACCCGCTTCCCGCTGCTGGTCTTCTCGTACATCGAGAGTGGAAGCGTGGAAATGGTCTCGGAGATGAGACGGACGCACGACCAAACCGCTGACAGTTTCAACACCGTCTGGTGGTTGACCGGAACACCAGCATTCGAACTCGACCCGAAGAACTCAGCCCAGAAGTCGCCATCGGTCAGGTGAATAGGTACACCCAGCCATTTCAGCGCAACAGCACGCAGCCGGCCCGGCTTGGCAGCCTTGGTCTTCATCCGATCACCGGGCTGGAAATGAAGTCGCTGGCGTCGTCCTGGACAGCGGTAGGCATGCTGAGACCAATCGCCATCAGCAGTGCCGCCATGTCATCGATCTTGTCCGGCGATCGCTTTTTGTCGGGCTTCATATTCAGGTTTCCGTCTTTCACAGCGATGAGGTTGGACGCACACCAGTTCAGGACCTGGTCGTTCCCGTGGCAGACCTTCTTTCCGACGTACGCACGTTCCAGCTCCTGCATGGCTGGGTGGTAGTTCTTCGTGGTCTGGTTGAACTCGACCAGCGGGTGCCCATCGGCCAAGAGGCGCTGGGCAATTTCAGCGGCGTTCCAGCGGTCGTAGCCAATCGCCAGAGGTCCGAACCGGGCGATGTCCTCCCGGATCCGCGCCTCCACCACGCTGTAGTCGGTGACCTCCCCTTCCGTCGCCTCAATCAACCCAGCTGCCACCCAGCCCGCATACGGAACCACGCCGCGCTCCGTCCGCGCCCGCACCGCGTCCGCCGGAACGAATCGACGGCCCCAGGTGTAATAGACGTCGTCAACCTTCCAGACCAGGCGCCAGGACGTCATATCCAGCGTGCTCGCCAGATCGAATGCGCCCCAGCACGGCTGCCCCGCGAGCCAGTCCAGGTCGACGGCGCCGCCGCACTTCTGCCACTTCGTCAGGTCCACCCAGCCGGTGGCCGAGGAAGCCGGCCGGTTGAGCCGCTTGATCTTGAATTCGGCCAGCTTCGAGGGCATCTGCCGCGCCTCGACGGCCTCCTTGCGGATCGCCTTCATCAGGTGCGGGTTGGCGTCCATCAGCGGGTTAGCCTTGGGCCAAGCCGATTCGTCGAACTCGTCGTCGTCATCGTCGACGGCGAAGAACACCACCAGGAAGTGGTCGGCCGAATCGCCTAGGATGCCCTGCAGCACCTGCTTGGCGAACTGCCTGATTTCCCCCCACGGCCCCGGATTGGTGTATCCCTCGGTCGTGGTGTACAGCCACAGCGGGTTGCTGCGTGCACCTGCCGCCGACGTCAGCACGTTCAACAGGTCCGCCGACTTGTGAGCGTGGATCTCGTCCAGGCCCACATGCGACGGGTTCAGGCCGTCCTGCGTGCTGGCCTTGGAGTTGATGGGCTTGAAGGTTGCGCCCGTCTCCACGCGACTGATCGCGTTGGCCCAGCACGCAAGCCCGAATGCCTCCTGTAGGTCGGGCGTCTTCTCCGTCATCCGCTTGGCGACGTTGAAGATGATCCGCGCCTGGCTGCCGGTCGTGGCCGCCGAGATGATCTGGGCGCCCTCTTCCTCTTCACAGCACTGGCAGTACAGCAGGATCGCCGCGGCCAACGTGGACTTGGCGTTCTTGCGGGCAACCGCGAACAGCGCCGAGGTGAAGCGCCGACTGCCATCGAGGTTGCGGAAACCGAACAGCTGCACCACGAAAAACACGTGGGACCGATGAAGCTCGATCTCCGGCCGTGCCCACTTCCCTTCAACGTGCGGGAGCTTCTCGATGAAGTCGCATGGGTCGCATGCGTGCCACTCATCGAACAGGAACGGCGGCCGCTTCCGCTTGGCGCGCTTGAGGTCCGCGAGGAACCGCTTGCCGGCCAGCCGAATCCACTTACCGAACTTCTTGCCCTTCTTGTCGGCTACCGCCTCTTCGGCGTATGCCGTGGCGATACCAACGTAATCACGCACGGGTCTTCCGCTTCGCACCGTTGTTGGCGAAGGCGTTCCCGGTCTTCTCGACATCGCCTGACGGCCGGACCTTGCCCTGCGCAACGGGCGTCAACCCGAAGTCGTTCATCAGGGCGCGCAGCTGCGCGACCATCGACGCAACCGGCGCCAGGCCGGCGGCGTAGAGCTGCACGGTATTTCCATGCAGCGCGCACAGCTGGCCGAAGGCAGACAGACCGGCTTCGGTCAGCAGCTTGTTCGCGTGCAGGATCGGCGCCAGACGGTCCCATTCCTTGATGGCGTGGGCATTCGGCAGCCAGTCCGGCGCCGCCGGCACGTCGGACACCAGCGGCAGCTCGGCGGCCGGCGGCGGTGCGCGGTCAGGGCGATCCGTACCGGCCACCACTTTCAGCGATGTCGGTTTGCGAGGGTTCGCCATGTTCGTTCCGAGGGCGGCCGGTTGACCGCGAAAAAATGGTTTTTCTCAACTGACGGTGCATATAAACGCCTGGGCGCACGGTCAGGAGCGCGGACGACCTGAACTTTCGACCCGCCCCTCCCCCTCCGGGCTTCCCCGGCGGCGTGGGTGCGGATGTTCGTTCAGGTTCGTCCGCTGGTCGGCCGTGCCCCGCGAGGCCGGTTGCCGAAGCCGCCGTCCTCGCCTGCTGTCTTCGCGTCGTGGCAGATCTTGCAGAGCGGCTGCCAGTTCGAGGTGTCCCAGAACAGGTCCTGGTCGCCTCGATGCGGTATCACGTGGTCGACGATTCGAGCCAGTTTCACTCGGCCTTGCCGCTGGCACTCTTTACAGAGCGGAAAGCGATTCAGGTAAGTCTCGCGGGCCTTCTGCCATCGGCCGCCGTAGCCGCGCTGAGCAGTAGTGAGGCGGATAGCCTCAGCCGGGACATGCACCACCGCTTCGGCCCTGTGTGGCCGGTGCTTTGGAGCACGCGCCGGCACTACCTATCTGCCCGGATCACGGCTTGGCAGGCACGGAGCTGGTCGTCGGCGTCTCTGCCGATTCCAATAGCAGGGCCCGCAACCGTGACTCCGAGGTCGGTGGGCGCATCACGTTGGGCGGCGCCGGCGGCAGCTTCGGACAGGCGACCGGTGTGGCAGGTGGCGAGGTCGTAGCGCAGCCGGACAGTGCCAGCACGCAGCTCAGCAACAACAGCAGCAGGGACGGCCTCAGCCGCCGCGCGATCTTCTTCATGCTTCGCTCCGATGGTGGCCATGGTGTCGGCCTGCCTGTGCTCGGTCGCCCGAGCATCGTTAACCTGGCCCGTGGCCGCTTCGGCGACGGCCACACGTTGTTCGGATTTGGCCAGGCCGGCACGGTCACCGCGCCACGCCCAACCGGCACCGAACATGACAGCCGACCATGCGACGAACACGGCAATGGCAATCGCTGCGGTCTTCATTGTTCCGCCACGCACTTGGCATGCCGCTCAAGCTGCCGGGTCCATACGCCCCTGCAACCCTGCGGCCCCCAGTTCTGGGGAAGCGAGCAATCGCGGCCGGCCTGCCTCTTCCAGAGCAGCAGCGCATCACAGGCCGCTCGATATTGTCCAGCCTGCAGCGCCCGGCGCATGGAGGAGCCGCGCCAGTTGCCAATGCCGTACTGTCCGGTGAAATCGACATACAGGTCATATTCGCCCTGAGTCAGTTTCACGCCGGGGATCGACGCTTGGAACCGTGCCTCGTCCTCGCTATGTAGGTTCCGCGCCAAAGATGCAGCGCGCTCCCTGCTGATGGCCGGGTCACCCATCCGGACCGGCGTGCCATCCTCGTAGCGCGTGGAACCGTGGCCGATCGTCGGTACATCGCCTTTCGTCGGGATGACCGGTGCCGCCGTAAACCCTTCGTATCCAAGCCAGGAGGCAAATCCGGCGGCGCTCAGCACAAGGCCGCCGACCAAGACGCGGATCGGCATCCCCGTTGACTTGCTCATACCTTTGCCGCCTTGGCCGCCTGTCGCCACTCACGGACCCAGCGCCACGCCAGGTGCGTGATCTGAACGACGAGGTAGACAACGGTCAGGATGACGACCAGACGGTCGAGGTTGGCGCCACCCGCGACGGCTCCGGCAACGGCGACCGGCGGTGTGACCTTGGCGGCAGCACCGACTGCGGTGCTGATGATTTCGTCCCGCATGGTTGCCCCGTGCAATGTCCGGTTCGGCATTTCGCCCCTCCCGGTGTTGGTCAATAGGTGCCCGCCCCTCCGCCGGCTGGGCGCAAGAGTTGATCCGGTCTGGGAAGCGGGCAAAGAAAAAGCCCCCGGCGGGAACCGGAGGCTTCTATGTCATCGTGCCTGAAACTTTAGGCTGGAGGTGTGCACCTGTCAAGCAGTACGCTACGTGAAATTCAGAGGGATCGCCATGCAAGACAAGTATGTCCCACCGCAGTTTCAGATTACCGCTTTCCACTGCCCCTTGTGCCATGTTTATGCCGCGCAACGCTGGGCTGCCCTCAGGCTGCTCGTCGGAAATGGTTACGAAATGTCACCTATCCACGCAGGACATTGCGGGCACTGCCATGAGCGCCATTACTGGCTCCAAATCGGCAACCAGCAGGGGCGTCTCTTCTATCCGGATGCGTCCAATGCGCCTCCATTCCATCCGGACATGCCGGAGGCCGTTCGCGCAGACTACTTAGAGGCCGCAGCCGTTCTGGGTCGCTCTCCAAGATCAGCCGCTGCTTTGCTTCGTTTGGCATTACAGAAGCTGCTGAAAGAGCTAGGGATGCCAGGCAAGAATATTGATGCCGACATAAAAGAACTGGTAAGGCAGGGACTGCCTGTGATGGTTCAGCAGGCGCTTGACGTTTGCCGGGTCGTGGGAAATGAAGCAGTACACCCCGGCGAACTCGACTTGAACGACAGCCCAGAAATGGCGGCATCCCTGTTCGGAATGCTCAACTTCATAGTTGCTGATCGGATCGAACACCCCAAAAAGATAGCTGATCTATATATGAAAATTCCCGCTCAAAAACGGGAGTGGATCGAACAACGGGACAAGGCAGCTAAGCCGCTAGCGCCCACCCCTCCAGACGCCCCCGGACCCGCTGAAAACCCAGCTCCACAAGACTGAGGTACTGTCGGTTGGACACCGGACGATGGTCGCAGTTGGCCATCAGCAGAATGGCCGTCTCGAAACGCTCGATCTTCCTGCGCCCCATGCCACAGTGGTACGCACGCAGCGCGCACGCCATAGCAACATTGTCGCCGGCGATGCTGGCGACAATGTCCTCGATCAACTGGGCACGACTGTCCGACTCCAGCGGCTTGTAGCCCTGCGCCCTGCCAGGCATATCCCCTTTGTGCTCAATCAGCACCTGCAGGACATTCTTCGACTGGTGGCCTAGGTAGTCGCAGTCCCGATGCAACGCATACTCTCTGCCCCAGTGCTCCAGCTCCGCGCGGACGTAGGCCCCAAACGTATCAACCTGCATTGACCTGCTCCTGTTGTTGTTGCGCGGCCGCTTCTGGCCCGCCCGTAATCCGCACCACCACCTGCCCGCCCTTCCTGCGCTCCTCGTGCACCATCGGGTGGCTGATGAAACGCCTGTCGTCGATGCCCAGGACTTGGGCAATGCCATCCCGGTACGCCTTGAACCGGAGCAGCAGGTTGTCGTCGTCCGGCAGCACCTTCCGCGGCGCCTGGTAGAAGTCGATCCACAGGTGCAGCCGGCCCTCCGGCAGCCAGGCGTCGCGCCAGCCAGCCTCGAAGGCCAAGACCACGGCGGTCTGCCGGGCTGCCTTTGTAGCTTTGGACCGATCGCGCCAATGGACCCGCGCGTTCGGCGACAGGTCCTTGCTCGGCCAGGGCAGCACCAGCTCCAGCGCGCGCTCAGCCACCCGACACCTCCGGGCGCGCGGCAAGCATGGCGCGGTAGGAGTACACCGGGTCCGGCGCATCGTCAGCAGAGCCATACTTCCACGCCTCCGCGACCATCGCCTCAGTCGGCTCCACCGGCACCAGAACGTACCCCTCGGGCGGTGTGAGGGCGGCGATGATGGCGTCCAGGGTCGTGCGAATCGATCCGGCGGCTCCACTGGCGGCCATATCGTTGACGCGCTCAGCGGTGAAATCCATGCCATTCGCGCGCAGCGCCGCCGCGTACAGCTCCCGCGCCCTCTTCTCGATGTCCTTCATGCCGCGCGCTCCATCTGCTCCCAGTGCGTCGGAAGGCGCTGCACCCGGCCGCCACGCGCCAGGAACTGCTCAATCGTCTCCGCCGACGGCGATGCCCTCACCGCGGCTGGCTCCGGCGTGTTTGCTGCCTGCATCGCCACACGTGCAGCGCGCGATCGCTTGGGAGCTGCTACGGCGTGCTGTGGCGGACGGCGGCTGTTCCGCGCGCGGCCCGCGTCCCTCTGGCGCTGACGCTCTTTCCGCTCCGCGTCGGTCAGCACCACTCGCGGCATCGCCTGCCCCGTCAGCTCGTACACAGGTCCAATCTTGGTCTCGGTGCGGGCAATGAATCCCGCGCCCACGCAGTACCGCACGGCATCGCGGACGGCCCTGCGCTGGTCGATCGTTTCCGCTGCACATCCTTCGCAGATCGCCACCATCGTCCAGGGCGCGTCGATCACGTTCGCGGTCAGCCAAGCACGCACGGCAGTCGGGGTCGGATTGGTTTTGCTGCTCATGCTGCCTGCCTCTGTTCGTTGATGAAGGTCTGCTGGGCGATCAGCTCGTCGTCCGAACCGAATGCCTCGTGAAACTTCTTGGACCAGTGCAGTGGCGGGCCCCATCGGTCCACCATCTGCTGCTGGGTCATGTGCTCATGTCGGTAGCGCTGGTGATGCCACTGACACAGCGCGTACCCAAAGAAGTGGCCTCGCCGGATGTTTCCGGACTTGGCGTGGTTGTATTCGCAGCCGTAGACAACGTGGCGCTGGGCCATCAGGCCTTCCGAGAACCGAACCAGACAGGCCATGCACGGGCCGGTCTTGGCGAGCTCGATCCGCGCGGCCTCGGCCTTTGTCGGCGGCGGTGCGCTGGACCACATCAACGCCCGCCCCCCTTCTGGTCCTTGTCCGCCAGCCGCCAGCCGTGCTGCCAGGCCAGGGCCTTGTCATCCAGCGGCTGCACCTTGCGCGGCTCCAGCTCGTCCTGGGTGTCCACCCACACCATGTGCGGGTTGGTGCTCAGGCCGGCGCCGTCCAACCGGGCCGAGTACCCGGCGTTGATCTGGGCGGCGTACTTGCTGCGGTTGCTGAAGGCTGAAAAGTCAGTCACGTGTGGCTCCTTTTGATCGTGCTCTGCGGTGACGCGGCGCGCGAGACAGTCGCCGGGCCTCGCGTTCAAGGCGTTTCGCCTCTGCCGTGTAATGTTCGTGGCGCTCTTTTCGGATGACCGGGCTGAACTGGTGTTGCTTCAGCGCCTCATCTGCCGAGTCGCGATAGGCCTGGGCCAGCTTCCGCAGCGCCGGCCCTTGCAGGCGCGGGTCGTGAACAAATATGTCCAGCTGGTTGTTGTCCGAGCGCATCAGGCGGCCAGCTCCCGTGCCAGTTCCTCCAGGCGCGCCAAGATCTTCGCGTTGGCGCCCGGGGAGGCCTCGACCTTCCCAGCCAACAGGGCCACCGGGTTGAAGGCCGGCGTCGCCGCGGTCAGCTGCAGGTGGTCCCTCATCTGGTCGTGCGTCAGCAGCCCCTTGCTCACCGCATCCGTGAGAGCCGCGTTGCGGCTGGTGAGGTCGAAGCCCAGCGACGGGGTGTAGCTGGCCGGCAGGCGTGCAGCGCGCGCATCCTTCAGCAGACGGCCGTAGGTCTCAAGGAACGCGGGCCGGGCGGCGATCTTGTCGCCGGCCTGCACCAACGGCAGCGCGGTGTTCCATGCCTGCTGGGTGAGCGTCGTCCAGACCACGGTGTTGCGCTCGTCGGCCGCCTGGATGGCCACGGCCCATGCTTCGTTCGGGGCCGGGTGGCCGTCGTCGATGCGCTCCAACACTGCGGCGAGGGACAGCCGACCCTTCAGTTCCCGGCGGCACCCGGCCAGCGCGCGCTCCAGCAACGCCATCGAGTAGCAGGACAGGTCCTGCACCATGTAGGCCGCCGCAGTCGGGCGCAGCTGGTCACCAATCACCTCGGCCGTGGCCATCAGGCCCTTGACCAGGTCTTCCTGCTCGCGGTCAGACAGCATTGGTCGGCCTCCGGCTGCGCAGAAGCTCAATCGCTTCATCGGCGGCGCTCAGGTTCGACTGGGTCTGGTCCGTGTGCCGGGCGCTGGTCTCGGTGACCTGGCGGTTCGTCGCCCACTGCGTCCGGTATGCCTCGGCCCCGGCCAGCAGCACGCCCAGGTCGTGCATCCGCTTCACGGCGTACTGCTCGTTGACGCTCAGGAACCAGCCGGCCACCTGCGGCGCCTCTTCCCGGCCCAGCCGCTTCACCAGGTCCCGCACGTTCGTGTTGACCTTGGCATTGCGCACCGGGTCCACGCCGTGCCGCAGGCGGTAGGCCGTGCGGTAGGCAGCCCACGTCTGCTTGCAGGCCTCCTGCATCTGCGCTTCAAGGTCCGCCTTCGACAGCGGCGCGGCCAGCGCCGGAACTTGCGGTTCTTCTGACGGTTCAATGGGGGTTATATGACGGTTAGGCGGCACGGGGCGCACCTCCAGACCTGCGCCCCCTGCCTCACCCCCTGCACCGGGCGCATCCCCGGGTGCATCGGGCGCACCCCCTGCATGGGGCGCAGCCCCTGCGCCCGGTGCAGTACCCGATTTCTTGGCCTTTCGCTTCGCCTTTGTGCCAGCCGCCGAAGCGTCAAACTTCGCCGGAGTCACCGAATACACGTTGCTGCTGTTGAAGCGCCGCTCACGGCTCAGCAGCCCCACGGCTTCCAAGTGATCCATGGCGGTGCGGACCGCCCGCTCAGACATGCAGCAGCGCTTGGCGATCGTGCCGATAGCCGGCCAGCAAACGCCGTCGTCGTTGGCCTGATCGGCCAGGGAGATGAGTACAGCCTTCTGGGTGACGCTCAGGCTCTGCAGCGGCCAGCACTGGCTCATGATGATCGTGGACATGGTTCAGACCGCCAAGGTGTAGTTGTCGCCCGGGGCCACTGGCCACCAGGTGCATGCGCTGCGGCCGCTGACGGCGCACGGCTTCTTCGGGCCACGCCATGCGCGGCCGTCTTCCAGCAGCTCCGGCAGGCGGCGCGCGAGCATGTAGCGGTCGTGGCCGGTGGCCTTGGCCAGTTCCATGCTCGTCAGGCCGGGATGCGCCTTGATCGCGCTGGCAGCGCGGTCCTGCTGGGCGGCCTGCAGGCCGCTGGACACCACGTGCGCGGCAGCCTCATGGCTGGTGCTGATATCAGTCGAACGGGCGAGATGGGTCATCGCTGCGCCCTCCCCTTTGCCATAGCGCGCGCGACGTTTCGCTCCATGCGGTTTGCCATCGTGCGCAAGGCCCGAATCTCCGCGATCATCAGCTCACCCTCGCCAATGTTGATCTGAGCGTCGGCAATGGCATCCATCGTGGTGCTGGCGAGCCGGCCCACCCTGCTGGTGATCTCCAGCATCTTGATCTGCACCGCGCCCATCTCGTCCGGCCAGCCGCCCTCGGGTGCAGGCGGCACAACGTCCACCGCCATGCCGAAGCGGCCGGCCAGCGCCTGCATCCACTCCAGTGCGTACTCGCCGCCGCCGGCCTTCTCCTGCATCCACTCGGTGAGCAGTTCGGCGATCTCGATCGATACCGACTCACCCTCCAAGCCGCGCAGCTTTGCGCGCAGCGTCTCCGGGTGCATGGTCTTGCCGCGGCGATCAGCCAGGAACGCGGCCGCGTCGGCCACGCCGCCGGGCGTCTTGCGCACGGAGTTGTAGAGGACGTCGATCCAGTTGAGGGCAGAGGTGCGGCAGGTCATGGGTTCACCTTGGGAGGGCTGGTGTTTCAAGGTTTCGGGGCTGGCCCGGGTGGCGCAGGATTCGCGCCATGGACATCAACTACTCAGGGAAGGAAGGCGTCGCCCGCCTTGCGTTACGCTGGAAGTGCGAACAACACAGCCCGCAAGGAGGGCGACATGAGCAAACTCGATCGGTCGGATATCGACCTGATGGCACTGCAGGTGGTAGTGACCGCCATGGCCAAACGCTTCGAGGGGAACAAGGAATTCATGGACGACGCGATGCACCACGTGAAGCTTCTGCAAGGGGACTTGGAGACTCGATCCCAGAAGGAGCTTCTGAACACCGCAGTGCAGGTACTCATCAGCGGCTGACCTTGGAGTCAGGGCCCAGGTTCTCCTGCGCCCTGACTTCGTCAGGTGCCAAATGGCTGGTCCGCAAGAACTTCCGGAACTTCCTGGAGCTCTCGATTCCGGCCTCGCGATACGCGATGTCTGCTTGCGAAGGTGCGTTGATCCAGTCACGGATCCAGATGCGGGGATTCCACTTATCGGGCAGTGCGCGCATCTCAGGCAGCCTCCACGTTGATGATTCGGTCAGCGTCCGGGTCGCTCGGGGCGGCCTCGGCGGCCGGCTGCTCTTCCTGGACACCCAGCAGCCTCAACACCTGCGGCAGCGCCGGGACGCCCTGCTCTTCCGGCCAGGCCTCTACCTGCTCAACCGGCAGCCTCAGCAGCTTCGCCAGCGGAGCGTCGGTCTTGAAGCCGAACTTCGCCCGCAGCGCGCGCTTGCTCATGCGGCTGTCCACGAGCGAACCGGTGAGCGCATGCACCGTGGAAACTTCGGCGGCGCCGAAGACGTCAGGACGCAGCTTGTGGCGCGACACCCCGGTAGCCGCTTCAATGGCAAGCACGTGACGGGGGGGCACAGGCCGGTTTCCGCTGACCCATTGATTCACGGCCTGCGGGGTCACTCCCAAAAGGCGGGCGATCCCTGCCTGCCCGGCTCCCAACTTCTCGACGGCGATGGCGATAGCGTTCATACCGCTAACTTAAGCATTACTTTAGTTTTAGGTCAAGCATTGCTTTCTTACAATCGCGGTTTCGGGCAGGGACAATCAAGCAATGCTTGACAATTCCGCCATGGCGGCCGCCATTAGATCGGCCATTGAAGACTCCAAGTTGACGCAGAAAGGCATCGCCGATGCTTTTGGCGTCACCGAGCAGGCTGTTTCCGGCTGGCTACGCACCGGCAAAGTCGACAAACGAAAGCTGCCGAAGCTCGCCCAGCTCACCGGCAAGCCCCTCTCCCATTTCGGAATGGGCTCGGCAAGTGAGTCCGTCTCTACCCCTGCGACCAGCCACAGCTATGTTCGCGTCCAGCAACTGGATGGAGAGGTCGACATGGGAGACGGGCGTATCAACGATGATTTTCCGGACATCGTCCGAGCGATGGACTTCGCGCCTACATACATCCGGTCAATCGTAGGATTCGTGCCTCCGCCGGGGCGTCTCGTGCTCGTAACTGGCCGTGGCGATTCCATGATCCCGGTCATCAACCCGGGTGAGTCGCTGATGGTCGATACGGGAGTCACGGCCTTTGACGGCGACGGAATCTACCTTCTCAACACCGGTAACGGCCAGCAGGTAAAGGCACTCCAGGACCGTGGGGATGCGGTTTACGTCGTTAGTGCCAACACCACTCTCTACCCTGCGTTCCCGATGCCGAGAAACACTGTGATCGGCGGGAAGGTGTATCTGCGCAACAGGATTGATCGCTTCAACTAACGGACTAGGGATACAGGGGGATTTGATGGCATTGATTTCTTGTGTGGAATGCGGTCGCCAAGTTAGCGACCAGGCCGAGGCATGCCCGAATTGCGGTCATCCCGTTCGGCCAAAACAACCGACACCCCCCCCGATCCCTGACGTGCCGGCCGCGGCTGGTGGATGGAAGCGCGGAGCTACAGGCTGTGCAGTAGTTGTCGCGTTCGTCGTGATACTTGCAGTGGTCGCATCATGCCTTCCCTCTGCCAATCGGGCCGGGTCCGCTTCGACATCGGGATCATCCGCGCCGCTCAAGGAAACGCAAGATGAAAGGCGCTCCCGGCTCCTGGCTGAGGCAAAAGACGAAACGCGGTATCCCTCTTCCAGACTGATCACAGCTCAAGAACTTGCCAGGGATTTCCCGGACACCGAAGAGGGGAAATTTGCATCTGGACTGGTGCCGCGACTCCAAGAAGAAGCCCGTAAGGCCAACCTTGGGAAGCAGTGGCATTATTTGTCCAGCAACGACCCGATGACGAGCAAGGCATCCCTCGGTGCGGTAGTCCTTAGTAGCAACACCCATGAGTTTGCCCCGCCCTACTCCAAGCCTCAGAACGCGACCCTGACGCTGCGAAAGCATCCTCAGCACGGGAGCGATGTGATCCTGGGTATTGAGCGGGGTCAGTTGCTTTGTACCAGCTACTCCGGTTGCGAGGTTTTGGTTCGCTTCGGCGAGTCGGAAGCAAAAACGTACAAGGCCTACGGACCCGACGACAACTCCAGTCAATCCCTCTTCATCCAAGGCTATGCAGACTTTCTGCGGAGGATGCAGGCCGTGGATACCGTCAGGGTTCAAGCTGGCGTTTATCAGGAAGGATTGCCTACTTGGGAGTTTGACGTCAGTGGTTTCAACCCTGACAAGATGAAGTAGTTCCCCGCGCACTAGAGCCCCGCAAGTCGGGGCTCTTTTTAAGCCGTTCGCTAAAGCATCGCTTGACATTGAACTAAAGCAGCGCTTTACTAAAGCCGTCGCCCCAGTAACAGCCCATCCGGGCCGGGGCACGGAGACTTCCATGGCTTCCATCACCGTCAGCGCGCGCGCCATCCCCGTCGTGGAAGCGCGCCCCAACACCGGCAGCATCGTCATCAAGGTTGGCGAAGCCACCGTCAGCCTCGCACCCGACGAGGTCGCCCAGCTCTGCCAGGACCTGTCCCGCGCTTGCCTCCAGCTGCGCCGCACGGCCAACGCCCGGCGCGGCATGGTGCCCGCCGGCCGCATCGAGATCTCCCGCGGCAACGCCGATCTGGTCGAGGCGCAGGCATGAGCGCCCACGTCGATGTGCTGGCGGTGATGGATGGTGCTCACGTCGTTCTCCGTATTGACGGACGGATCGACAAGTCTGACCAGATCGACAAAGCCCGCGCTGCAATCGCCGAGTTGATCGAGGCGGATACCGAGTACGACCGTGCCAG